ATCAATTGAGACTTTGATGTCCCCCGCCACTTGCACCTGTGAACGATCTATAGGCTTGTAGCCAGCCCTGTCTAATAAATCCTTACTAGCTTCAAGCTGAACATACTCAGATTTAGCGCCCTGTGACAGCCTACGCACTGTGTTCACAGCTACGGTAGCACTAAGTCCAAACTCCTCATTCATACGCTGCATCATGTACTGCTGCACATGGGCTGTCTTGAGTGCTTTGTAAGCTGAGACGTATCCAGACTTGCCTTCAGCGTACCCAGCTTCAATAGCAGCTTTAGCTGGTGGCAGCCCTTTTGATACCATTATATCCACCAGCGCAGCCTGTTTATCAGTTAACTTCTTAGCAGGAACCATATCAATCCTTCTTCTATGCAGTGACTAACCTATAGCTAACTGCTGTCGTCTGTGTTTGCTAGATGCAGTAAGCTATCATTAAGAAGGATTGTTTAAACATTAGGGCTTATATCTCATTCACTAGCCCCCCTCTCCCTCTCTCCCCCCATTACGACACTATTACTACAGTGCTTGTCAATAGTGACGTAACGTAACTATACTAATTACCCTACGTCACACTGCATTTCACCAGTTGACAGGGCGTTCCCCCGCAAGCGGGGTCGGCATTGCATCGCGCAAGCGCGACGAGTACGTAGTACTCGGCAAAGCTGCTGCACCTAACGCGATTGGCGTATCACGGCATTGAGCCATGATTCGCCAAGCAGGGTTCACAGGCCACCCTTGCAACCCGCTAGCCTACCCCAGCGTACCGATAGACATTCAGCCCCTAAGATGTGGGCTGAATAGTCTTTTAGTTGCGACTCAGTTGAGGGGGTCGCTCGCACGCTCCCGCAAAGTGCTTCGACTAAACGATCATCGGAATGATGACCGTTTACCCCCCCTGTTTTTCTATGTGGGTTCGACCAATATAAGGATAGATTGATCTGGCGCGAGTACAATTCCTCGCGCGGTACATGATCGAAGATCATGCACGCAGATCAATCATGACGACTCAAGGCTCTGCACAATGACGCTACGTCAATCAAGTTGACGTTGCATCATTGCTTGCTCAGCGAAGCTGACGCTGCGCGGCCTTGACCCGCCACCTTATATTAGTCGTGACCACAGGCGTTCTTTTGAACAATAACCTACTAACTTATGGAGAAGACGATGATTCAAGACTCACAAAACGATATGCTAATAGATGACCTCAAGAATATTAGCCAATGGGCCTGCTGTCGTGGACATGCAACGCTAGAACAAGAGTTAGATAAGATAATAACAACATTAGAAGAACTTCGGGCGTCGACTAGCCGTCAAAGTCAAGACTTCCCAGCAAAGCTGGCGCTACGCGATCTTGACTTGGACAACTAGACGGCGCTTCCGATTAGTGTCGAAAGACAATAACACAACTTAATGAGAAAGAGAGAACGACATGGATAAGAAACTAGCTAAAATGATTAACTCAGACCTAAAAGCAGCTTACACAGGTGAAGATAACGTAACACTAAGCCAAGCGATAGCGCGGCTATGCGCAGAGTTTTATGACCCACGCATGGTATTCGACAACGACAAAGGCTCGTACACAGAAGAGAATATCCACAAGTGGGAACAGATGTTCTTTTTGCAGAACATCGCAAACCACCTATGGGCTAAGATGTACGATACCCGCATGGACAAGAAGGGCTACGTCAAAGGCGTTGCTATCAAGCTAGATCGTGCGACACAGCACTTAAAGAACGTTACTGCTAAGCACGATGGCACAGAGATTTCTCTCAACGCCATTGACCAAGCCAACAACTGGCAGGACAAGCTACAAGACAAGCTCGCAATATATGACGAGCAATACCACATGTTTGCCGACATGATGGAAGTAGCAACAGGCATGGCACACAAGCCATACCAACCGTGGACAACAGCGATTGATGAGGCACCAGCCGCATCAAGCGACAAAGAAGATGCCTTGGCAGCGAAGCTGGCAGAGAAAGGCATCGATCTCAAGCCAACCAGTGTTGCAAACACTGATGGCGTAGAGACACAAGAGGTAGCATAACAGAGAGGGGCTTCGGCCCCTTTTTTATTTGGACAGGTTCCTCTGGGGGCGCGCCAAAGGAAGTGAGTGTGTGCAACAGTAAGCTGTGTGCAGTCGCTAGCAAAATCAAACTTAAAAAAGGAAACCAAATGTTAAAAACAGTTTGGATTGCATTCGTTGCATTCAGTTCACCAGAAGATTGCGATCAGTTTATAGAAAACAATCCGTCACTTGTTCATGGTGAAATACAATGCGTCATTCACAAGCACGAGATGCCGGCAATAAAACCAAAACGAAAACCAAAGTGACGTAAGGTAACTAATGACTTTAACTATTGTTACTGCAATAATGCAGGACATAACCTTAGGAGAACTAATATGAAACTTAATTACATTGACACAGATGAGACACCAGTCTCAATTACTTTCGTTGCTGATGAGATCAAAGTAATCAGCAACTTTCTTGAACTGCATAAAGCTCAAGTCGAAAGCTTTAATCGCAGTGCATTGATGGAAGACATGGCTAATAAATTTGCAGAGATAACTGCAAGATTGATTATGGAGAAATAAGATGAAACATTTTTCAATGAACGACTTTAACTTTCCTGTTGAACAACAACCAATCCATGACCAGCTTGGCAATATCATTGCCGGTCATCAAGCTGTTGTGCGTACCGACACCGATCAGGTGTTGGGCGTACACGGATCACGCTACAAGATTGTATCACACGATGATGTAGTCAACTCAATTCTCGACGGAGTTAAGTCAGCAGATCTATCAGACGATTATGATTTAAGCGTCGATGTGCTTGAAGACGGTCGCAAGCTAAGAGGTGAGATACTATTTAATGATCTTGCTGTTGAACCAGCAGTCGGTGACTATGTTATGTTCCGAGTTAGCTTCTTCAATAGCTACGATGCATCTTGGTCCTTCTCTCAGCAAGCCAATGGCTTACGGCTATGGTGCCTCAATGGTTGCACTACACCTGACACAGTAGCGCGTAGTAGATACAAGCACACCGCATCTATTAACGTCGAAGGCGCAGCAGCCAAGGTAGTCAATGGCCTTGAGCACTTTCAATCCCGCAAGGATATCTGGCAAAGCTGGATGCAAACCAAGCTAGAGCAACCACAGATCGAGAACTTCTTTAAGAAGACTGTCTGCAAAGCATTCACACGCCAGCAGTCAGTCACCAAGACCAACGAAAAGCAACTAGAAAACTTGCTAAGTATTTGGAATGACGAGCGCAGCAGCCTCGGTTCCAACAAGTGGGCGCTGTACAACTGCCTTACTTACTGGGCTACGCACACGCAGGATCTACGCAAGCCTGAGATTGCCAAGTACAATCGTGAGATACAGATTGCCAGCGCAATGAAATCAAAACAATGGACGGAGATGGCATGAAGAAACTTTTAGCAGAGTTAGATGAAATGCTCGCAACATTGAAAGGTAAAGTTAAGGAGATGCAAAATGCGAATGAGTAAACAACACTATGAATTTATTGCAGACACGATTGGACCAATGGTAGGTTGGCCCTCTCACTTACACTCAATAGCTGATGAACTAGAGAAAACTAATCCACGTTTTAATCGTGAGAAGTTTCTGCAACGCGCAACTAAAGCTTGGGAGGACAATCATGACATACCAAATGTTAATGACCACATCCCTTATTGAATGCCCAGAGTGTTATGGTCATGGCACTCTGACTTACACTAGGTTTATTAGGCAAGGTTTCGATGTCGATGTGGGCTATGAAGAAGAATACAAAGACACTTGCTTTAACTGTAATGGTGACTGCGAGATTGAGATTGAACCAGAAGATCTTGACAATGATGAATGAAGTGCTGCACTAATGCAGCATGAAATCATATCTCAAATATCTACAAGACAAAGCAGAGGGGTGCGATATCCCTTTGCTTAAAGCATTCAAGCAAGCTGATATACCAACATCAACCTACTATCGTACAATAAACTTAGTGTCTGAGCTAAGATATGAAACAGCAAGTAAAGTTTTAAATGCTATAGAATATCTACACAAAGCTAATGAAATGAGAGAACACGCAAAAAAAATAGGGCCATCAAAGCGCAAGAACATATCTATTAGATCTAAGTTTAAAGCTTGAAAAAAGCACAAGCTATTAACTGCATTGTTTGCGAAACAGAAACAACTTGGTTCGTTGCAATACTTAAAAACAATAGCGGCGGTACATACGAGAAGCATTGGTACGTCTGCCTTCATTGCTATGAGGAGGACAAGTGGCAAACCGTAACAAGAACAAAGGAACTTACCACGAAAAGTGGTTCGTCGAGTGGCTTACAAAAGCGGGTATCAAAGCCAAGAGGCAACCCCTCTCAGGCAGCTTGGGAGGAGAGTATAGCGGCGACATCAAGCTCGAACTCTTCGGTCAAGAACTGGTGGGAGAAGTAAAGTATAGGGACAAGTCTAACTTCCCCAGCCCATACACAGTATTAGATAAGCGAGACATTGCTTTCTACAAAAGACGGACGGGCAATCCGCAAACACTAGTCATAATGACTGGCGAACAATTCCTAACCTTCATGGAGAATGCAAATGGAATCACAAAACAAAATGATAAAAGCTCACCTTGAAAAAGGTCATACCTTAACTTCGTTAGGAGCATTAGATTTATACGGCTGCTTTAGATTGTCAGCTAGAATATCTGAGTTAAAAACTTCTGGCTTTCATGTAGAAAAAAATATGATTGAGCTGGCAAATGGTAAAAAAGTAGCGGAGTATTACAAGCCATGAAGAAACCTAAATCAATAGGCACTGCTGTAGCTAGCAGTGTGTGGGATGCACACATTACTAAAGCCACAAGCTCACCGCATTATGCTAGAGAATACAAGAAGTATAGTTATGTGCTTGATGAGTATGAGATTATAGCCAAGCGCATTAAGAATGGTGAGCCTGTTGGCGAGTCATATCTTAAAGGTGAGCAAAAGAAAAAACTTCTTGAGCTTACTGATTTACACCACGCTGATTTTAAAAAATACCTTGAGTAAGCTGCATATATGCAGTAGACTAACCTATATAATAAAAGGAGAACTTAATGGAGCGCAAAGGTTTCATAGGCGGCAGCGACTGCGTAAAAATTATGCAAGGTAACTGGCTTGAGCTATGGCAGATCAAGACTGGTCGCATAGAGTCAGACGACTTGTCTCGCAATATTGCAGTACAACTTGGCAGCTGGACTGAAGACTTCAATCTTGAATGGTTTGAACATGAGCACAATTGCGTATTGTCTGGGCATCAAGAAGAACTAGAAGATATGATTGGCACTGTGCCAGCTAAGGGCATGATAGATGCTCGCTGGGGATCTCGCATTGTTGAGGCCAAGCACACAAATCCATACAAAAATATAGATGACATCATCGAATACTACATGCCGCAGATACAATTGTACTGCTATTTGTCAGATGCAGATGGCGCATACTTCTCAGTAATCTTTGGCAACAGCAGATGGGAATCAACTTATGTCTCGTACAACCACAAGTATTTCAATTCTATGTGGGCAGTGGTGTCAGACTTCTGGGGTTACGTTGTACGCGACGAAGAACCGATTGGTATTCAAACGCCAGACATCTCTATTGACAAGGTTGAGGTGGACAACATGGTCAAGCGTGACGCCAGCACAGACAACCAATTTATCGACGCATCGATTACCTATATCAACGGATACGAACACAACCGTGTCTTTGAGAACGCTAAGAAAGACCTCAAGCAAATGGTCGGTGATAACGAACGAGAAGTTTACTGCGACCACCTCACAATCAAACGAGACAAGCGGGGATCACTCCGCATAACAAGGAGAACCTGATGGAAGAAAGGCTTAAGCAAGCATTAATTCTTAGTATGATTAATACAATTCAACATGCAACTACTGCCTTGTATGAATTAAATTTATTGGCTGATGATTTTGATGAAGATAAATCAGAACTTATCGCCTTTCAATTTGCAAGAGTTATTCAATACGGAAACGATGCAAATGAACTTATGTTAGATAAACACTTTACATCAGGAGAACCTAACAATGACTAATAACCTCAACATCTGGGACAGGCTGGCCTCTTCAGACCCCAAGTATCTGAAGAAGGTCAGCTTCGGCAGCCGATCATTCACCGCCATCGACCCACAATATCAAGTCAGAAAGATGACTGAACAGTTTGGGCCAGTCGGTGATGGCTGGGGCTGGCACAACACAACAGAGATTGTGCCTGTAAGCAACGGAGACAGCGCTGTGCTAGCGCATGTTACTGTCTGGCATACATCGCCAGCAAATTCATTTGGCCCCTTCACAGGGTGCCGTAAGTTCTTTGATGCAGCTAAGGGTCGTATGGCTGAAGATGCACCGAAGATGGCTATCACTGATGGCCTAACCAAAGCACTGTCGCACATTGGCTGTGATGCTGACATCTTCTTAGGTAAGATGGATGGTAACAAGTACGATCAAGACAGTGGTAACAAGAGCAGTGGCTGGTAGTCACACAATACAGGAGCCAGAAGCATGGCAGAATATGACGATACAAACAGAGGCGCAGCCTTCACACCATTCCCAACACAGCAAATGATCTTACAAGGTAAGGTCAATGTCGAAGGCGTGGATTCAAAAGTAGTTCTTGTCAAAGACCAAACCAAAGATGGACGCGGCATTGTTGAGATCTATCAAAAGATGGCCGTAATGTTTGACAACGACAAGAAGGGCAATGATGCAGCGCCCGATTACTCTGGGCCAGTTGGTGAAGAAAAACGTATTGCTGGGTGGAGACGCATGAAAGATGGTAAGCCTTATATGTCTTTTCAAATAAGCGACAAGCAACAAGGTCAACAATCTGCATCTTCCCCCTTGCCAGAAGATAGCATTCCGTTCTAAGCTAACATTAGTTCTCCAGAGGAGCGTCCTGCCCCTCCCTCATAACTGCCTCGCTTAGTCAGAACACTCTGCATAGCGGGGCTTTTTTTTACCCAAAGGAAACAGCATGGAAACATGGAAACAAATAGAAGCTCGGCATCGCCGTGAAAAACTAGACTTAGTAAAAGCTCTGGCAAAATCTCGCTGCACACAAACTCAAGCAGCAAAAATCCTTGACGTAAAACTAACTGGATTAAATAATTTTATTCATCGCAACAACATATTCTGGCCTGTAATAGAGCAAGGAAAAAGGCAATGAAGATACATCGCGCACATGAAGTAGAGTTAGACTTTCTTAAACGCAGAGTTGATACACTAATCAATGAAGAAAACAGAACTGACTCACACCCAAATGTAAAACAAGATCTATGGGCAGCACGTTCTGAACTAAATCAATTTGTAAACAAACTAAGAAAAGAAGGCTATCACATATGAATGAAAAACTACTAGCCGCAATGCTTGAAGATGCAAAGCAAGTTAATAAAAGAGCTAAACAAAGAGATGGTCAAAGCCGATTCTTAAAACAAAACTTACCTGTTGATTACAACATGGGCGGTAGGGACGGTAAACCAGAGACAAAAGAAATAATTAGACTAGCCTTAGAAGGTAAGAGCAAAGACTCTATATGCAGACGCATGTCTTTCTTAGGATACAGTCGCACTAAAACATTAAAAACTTTATGCCGACACGCAGATAAGATTAATAATCTAAAGCATTAACTCAAAGTGAGGGCCGTCAATGAATGGCCTTCGCCCCTGACTTCTGCGTAAATCAACGTAAGCATTCATAGCTTCTTCCATTGTGCCATCCCATGTACGGATGTCATCTATATGCCAAGCCGCTCCCCAGCGCACACTTACCCCAGCAGCTTCAGCACCTTCCTTCATAGCGTCAGCCAAATCGTCATACAGATTAAGCTCCCAAGAACCACGGCCCTCAATGTAAGCCATTAGATCAACAGCCAATCCATCCAAATGTTTTGACTTCATAGTCTGACTAGCGCCCTTAGCTACTAATGCCTTCTGCATTTCCAATGTGCGCAAGCCTTGAATAACTCCAAAGTCTGTCTTGGTTGCTGTGATTGCAAACTTAACTACAGAAATCATACGCTCGTCTATGCCTTCCATTCGATCAAGGCTGCGTTGCGATAATTTAAAACTCATTTCTTTAATCCTTTCATTGTACGAATTCCAAAGCTTGCAGCTATTGAAGCGTACATTCCCCATTGCACCCACATTGGACAGTTAGACAAATTATCAAAGCCAACACGCATTGCGTCTTGCCAGCTTGGTATAAAATTAGCGCAAAGAATAGCTACAAAAACTATAGTCCATAGCTCATCTTTCCAAGAATCCTTTGAGGCTTCTATTGCTGACTGCTCCCAGTCCATTTCACCAGTAGCTTGCTTGAGCTTGATCTCTGCATTAGCTTTCTGGACAGCAGTCTTACCATCTAAGTAACTAGTAGCTAACCCACCAACTGCACCTATAATCTGACCAATCATTTTTCAGATCCAACCCATACTGCAAAAGCACCTGTCAGAGCGCCTGTAACCGTGGCTGTAAGAGCGGTAGCTTGAGTGCTAACCACATCCTGCGGCAAAGACATAAACCATTCTATAACGCGAATATACATAATGGTCATAACAAGCATCATAACGCGTGGCATTATCTTCCATGCCAATATCTTTTCCATAGCTATTGTCATTTCATTCCTTTCAAAAACTCAGTTAAGAAATACAAAACAGCAAAGCCGCCAATACTTAACGAAGCAATTACACCCCAAGAAATATATTTAATTGTAGCAGCTATCTGCTTCTGCCTTTGTTCAGCTTCCTTCTTTCGCTGAACGCGCATCTTAGCCTCAAAAGCTAAGAAAGAATCCCAAGTGCCTGGCTTGCCATACAATCGGCAGATAGATTCTAATTCTTTTCGTTGCTCTTGTATCTCTTGCAGTGCAATAAACTCATCAAAGTCATCAGCAGATTTGCCCATAACTTTAGAAAACAAACCGTCCTTCTTGCGGTTGCCCCTAGCTTTTAAATCTTCTTCTGCACCAACAAGATTTTTAAGAGGCGAAAGAAAGTCACTAACTTCTTTGCCATTAGATACAAACTTTTTGATTGTTGAATAAGCTGCATTGGCTGCTGCTAACTCAGCTAACATAACTTAGCTCATCATGTTCATTCGTAAAAGCAAAGCAATAATGAATGCACTGGTTGCAATCATAATAGCTTCAAGGCGCTTTACACGATTAAACAAATCTTTAAATTGTATATCCATCTCAGTCTTCATAGCTATTAACTGCTTCTCAACAGCATCAATTCTATTATGTGCAGAGGCAACAGTTTGCTTAGTCATGCTATGTCATCCACAATTTCTATTTCTATATATCTACTATTAGGAAACGTTTGAACTCCGCTATCAGCGTAAGTGACTTGAAACTCTCCTTCATAACTACCAACAGTAGCAGTATCAGAAGCAGACCAAGAGTATGTAACCTGACCATTAGTCGCATCAGAAATAGTTGCAGCTGAATCTACAGTAGATGAAGTTTCACCAGACTTTCTCATTTTAAATGCAACACTAGCACCACTTAAAGAAGCAACAGAACCATCGCCATTAATTAAAGTGGCAGTGATTATAGGCTTGGTATCATTTTGTTTAATGTAAAAGGCCATATCTTTCTTTACCTTGTATTAAGCAACATTTGCAAGAACTACTTCCTCATCAATAATTGCATCACTAACATCAATAGAAATGTAAACTTCATTAGCTTGAGTAAGCATAATCAAATCATTAGCCCCATCAATGTCAGGATTAATTAAAGGTGAAACGTCAAGAATTGTAGACTGATCTATTACTGGCAATCCAGTAGTTATAGATATTGCTACACATTCATGACCTTCATTAGCTGTAGGAATATCAATTTGAACTGCATTAGTTGTAATATGATTAGCAGTTAGTTGAATAAAATAATCTGGGCTATCAACAACAGGAGGCAAAGTTACAATATCATCAGAAGTAAATTGATAATTTTGAATTAAAGAAGTCTGATCTACTGTAGGAGTATTCGTTGTAATATTGTTTGCAGTTAATGGGTTCTCTACTAATGAAGGCTCATTAATAGAAACAGGATCTGTTATAATTTGAGTGTCAAGACCTACAGCTTCTGCTGAAGGAGACTTTCTAATAAATAAATCACCAACCATGCTAGAGTGATTTAAGCAATAGTATTGTAAATACTCAGGCGCATCATAAGCTAAGACTAACTCAAGCCTATCTTCATAATCAGGTGGATGATAAAGAGTAACGCCATCAGTGTATGAAACACCATCAAGCGTTCTTAACCTAAAATCATGTCCACTATAATTACTCCCACTAAAGCTAAAAGTATAAGTGTGAGTTCCACCAAGACGCCCAGTATGTAACTCAAGACTATTAAAGAGTGGCCCTATATTACCAACATTAACTTCATAATCTTGAAGGGTAAACTGACCACTGGAAACTCCGACCTCAATACGACCAGCAATATGTTCTCTAAATGTATGGTTCTGAGAAATAGAAGGTGAATCAATTAATGGAGAATTAGTTGTTATGTCTGTAGAAGTAAGATCGCTAAGTGTATTTAAAACAGGTTGATCAATAAGCGGTGTGCTTGATGTAATGCTGTTAGAAGTAAGCGAGTGAGTTTGCGTAATGTTTGACGCATCAATAATTGGATTGTTAGTTGATATGTCATTAGCTGTAAGAGCAATGAATTCAGATATACTTGCAGAATCTACAGATGGATTACCTGTTGTTATATCATTAGCAGCTAAAGAAAAATTCGTAACATGAGTAGCGGGATCAACTACAGGAATACCAGCAGTAATGTTCTGAGCTACAATTACATGTCCTTGAGTAATCCCTGATGCGTCAACAACAGGTGCGCTTGTTGCGATCTCAACAGATGTAAGCGCATGAGACTGACTAATTGCAGCAGCATCAACCGTGGGTGCGCCAGCAACAATATCATCAAGGCCAAATGCTGCTTCTGCAACAGCCCCAGTATCCGCTAGTGGGGCAGACGCTAGTGGGCTGAAACCTAGCATGTGTTACTCCTTAAACGGCAGTAGATCCGTCCATGTCATCCTGCGCCATTACCCAAGCATAGCACTTGTCTAAGAACGTAGAGCCTGACGCAGCTTCTACATCTGTTAGATTTGCGCTCATGCGCTTGAAGTCTACCTCGCGGGTGTCATCGGTGGGCGAGTTCGTTGCATAAGCTGACAAATCAATCATCACACTGAACTTGGGGTCATCCCCACGTTGGCGCGAGATGCTAGCTGTAACGATGCGGTAGTAAGCGTTGTTAAAGGCGATACCATATTGGCTTGCCCCTTCTGCGATGTTGTGTTGAATAGCCATTTGGTATCTCCTTTTAGGCGTAAGTTACTTCAGATGTGTGGATCGTAGCCACCCAGCGAATGTTTGTTGATGCTGCGCCAGTGACGGTGATTGCTAATCCACCATTTGTTGTGTCGGCAGATAATGCCATGCCCCAAGATGGTGTGTTATCTAGGACAGTAGTTGCTGAGTTTACTAAGACTGTTGTGCCAGCCGATCCTTCTCTGCGAATTAAACCTTCAACCTTCCAAGCTGCACAAGCAGTACCACCAGATGCTTGTTGTCGTGCCACGATAGTGCCGTGAAATGCGTAGGCTGAGTTGTTAGGTAGGATGATTTGGTTGTTGGTGCTGGCAGCATTCCCATCTGTAGTTAGTGCAGTAGCAGTTGCATCTGTGGTAGCTGTTCGCAAAGGAAACATGCCCGCTTGACTGTCACCATCGTTATTAAAGGTGCTTCCGCTGAGTGCAAAACGTGATTTAATACCTTGATCTGCGGCACTTACACCCAACGTAGTAGAGTAATCCGCTGTTCCAGTTGAACCATAACCGATAACTGTATTTCTTAAACCACTAGCAGTATTGTTTTCTCCAATCCCAACGGCTTCTCTACCACTTGTATTGGTGTCTCCGATTGCAATTGAATAAAGGCCAGTAGCTTGCGGCTGATAGCCAATTGCCACAGCCCCTGTATTTGTTGCCTTTGCCTGATAGCCCATCGCAACGCTAGATGTTGCTGTTGCTCCGTAGCTTCCACTATTTGTGCCTATAGCTCCCGCAAGACTATCTTGACCGTTAGCAAAAGAACGTCCAATTGCATTGGCATAAGACGCATCAGCCCTTGCATCATAGCCAATTGCTAAACCACCAACGCTAGCACTAGCAGCCCCATGTCCAATTGATACATTGTAACTATTAGTTGAGTTTGTGTTAAACCCAATTGAGACCGACCTGCTACCAGTCGCACGGGCATTAGACCCAATTGCTACTGCATTATCACCACTTGCTGTTGGGGTAGTCGCAGAAACAGCATTGTCACGATAGAGGTCAGGATCTCCACCACCACCCCCAGCATCTGCGAAGGTAACAGCGCCTGCCCCGTCAGTAGTAAGCACCTGTCCGTTTGTGCCATCTGATGTTGGTAGGGTGTATGTCTCTGAGATGCGTACTGTGTCGGTTGTACCACCAATGCTGACTTGGTTTGCGGCGGTAGACTGTACGCCATTACCAATAACAACTGAGTTTTGGCTAGAGGCTGTAGAGTTGTAACCCAAGGCCAGTGAGCCAATGCCATCGGCTTCATTAGAATAACCAATAGCAGCGGCATATGTAGCAGTGGCTTGGGCTTGATACCCAATAGCTACGGTGTCAGTTCCACTAGCCGTTGCATTGTAACCTCCAGCCGCAAAACTTCTTTCACCAGAAGCTATATTCTCACGGCCTAGTGCAATGCTTTCTGTTCCAGTTGCTTTTGCGAGTTTGCCGATGCTGACAGAGTTTGCACCAGTAGCACCGTAGCTAGATGAGTTGCTGGCTATAGCTGCTGCAAAGCTGTCTGCGCCAGAAGCACGGGAGCCGCCAAGAGCTACTGCTCCACCGCCCGTGCCAGCAACCGCACCCGCCGCAGATGAACTAGCACCCGCAGCAAAAGTATAACCCCCACTTGCGGTTGAACCATAGCCAAGAGCTACTGCGCCAGAACCACTAGCATTTGCCTGTGAAGAGTTGTTAGCATTGTCGAATGAAATGCCACGAGGGAATGTGCTGTCTGAAACGAACCAATTTGTGCCATCGCTGACTATCTGTACACGCTGCCCTCGCTTGATCGGAAACGTACTTGCTGCTTCAATCGTTTCTGAGCCATCAGGGTCAATTGTTAATCCACCAGTGCTTTTATCTGATGTGATAAAACAATACCAACCAGCGCCTAAAGTTGCAGCAGATGTAAGGGTTGCTGTTTTGCTGCCGCCGCCAGTGAATGAAATAATCTTTCCTAAGTCGGAAGAAACAACCGTGTAATCTAAGGTCTGATTATTAAACGTGTATGCAGATGCTCCACCACCACCTCCAGCATCTGCAAACGTAACAGCACCAGAGCCATCTGTGGTAAGCACCTGCCCGCTAGAACCGTCTGTGGTTGGCAGGGTGTAGGTTTCTGAGATGCGAACAGTTGCGGTCGAATCGCCAAGCGTGATTTGATTTGCAGCAGTTGTTACAGCGTTTTTGCCGATTGCTACTGAGTTTTGGTGGGCAGAATTTGCGCTCTTTCCGATAGCTATAGCTGATGACTGACTTGCCGAAGCTCCAACGCCAATAGCAATTGAGTTATTTCCTGACGCCGTTGCATCGCTCAAAGCCAAGCTGTCATTGCCAGAGGCAATAGCACCTTCGCCAAAGCTCATAGCATTTAAGCCTGTACTTTTAGCTAAGTAGCCCAACGCTACACTGTAAGCACCAGTTGCGCCGTAACTACTTGTGTTGTTACCGATAGCTGCGGCGAAACTGTCTAATGCTCCAGCGTAAGAGCCGCCTAAAGCTGTTGCTCCACCCGTAGTGTTGCCACTTACACCTGCGATTGACTTGGTACCGCCACCATTCATGCCGACTGCAGTTGTCCACTGATAATTAGTAGTGCCAATTATGGCTGCAGATTTTTCGCCAAGAGCCTGAGCGCCAGCGCCCAGAGCAACTGAATAATCTCCAGTAGCATCGCTAAAACCGCCAAGACTAATACTTCTTAAACCGCTGGCAACTATATTATCGCCAATCGCCACAGCATCTTCACCACTCGCAGTTGTGTTGTCGCCGATGGCTATGGCATTCGCCCCACTCGCCGTTGGAGTAGTAGCGCTAGATGGATTATCAGCATAAAGTGCAGGGATATCTTCAGCAGTAGCCCCGATAAATACAGTCGCTGAGCCGCTAAGGTTAATCGCTGCGTCTGCATTGCTGCTTTCGCTTACCGTGCGTGACAGGGTAGTGCCAGAGCTTGTATAGGT